GAGTATCACAATCAAAAGCAGAAGCAATGCAAGGTTACAACGATGACTTAGTTATGTCTTATTCAATAGCCCTTTGGGTTAGAGATACGGCTTTAAGACTACAAAAAGATAAAAATGATCAACAATGGGCGACAATGAACTCAATGTTGAAGTCAAATGGAAATAAATCTGAACACGCAGCAGGTTTTGGTAAAGGTAGTTATGGACAACCATCAAAAAATCCATATGAAATGGACTTTGGTGATGAAAAAGAAGATTTAACTTGGTTAATTAAATAAAAGAGGTAAAAATGGCACAAAATGAAAATATATTAACAAGACTTGGTAAATTATTTCAATCAAGTATAGTATTAAGAAAAACAGATTCAGGTCAAATAAGGGTTAAAGATGTTGATTTTACACAAACAGCTTTAACATCTAACTTTATAGATAGATATAATAGAATAAATTCTGGTGGACATGGTATGACAACTTATGCAGCTAAACAAAATCAGAGTGCATATGACATAGCTAGAAAAGAATTATTTAGAGATTATGAATTAATGGATGCAGACCCAATTATATCATCTGCATTAGATATATATTCTGATGAATCTACCGTAGATAATGTTGAAAATAGAATTTTAAAAATTAAAACTGATAATCCAAAAGTTGCAAAAATATTACATAATTTATTTTATGATGTAATGAATATTGAATTTAATTTGTGGAGTTATATCAGAAATATGACAAAATATGGTGATTTTTATTTACATTTGGACATATTAGACAAATATGGTATTGTAAATGTTAAACCTCTTTCAATATATGAGATATCAAGATTAGAAGGACATGATCCAGGTAACCCAAAACTTGTTCAATTCCAATTAGAAGAATATAATGAAACATTAAGAAGTTCTAAAGCTGGAAAACTTTATGAAAACTACGAAATTGCTCATTTTAGAAATTTAGCTGATACAAATTACCTACCTTATGGTAAATCAATGTTAGAAGGTGCAAGAAGAGTATTTAAACAATTAACTCTTATGGAAGATGCTATGTTGATTCATAGAATGATGAGAGCACCTGAAAAAAGAGTGTTTAAAGTAGATATTGGTAATATTCCACCAAATGAAGTAGATAACTTTATGCAACAAATTATTTCAAAAATGAAAAAAACGCCTGTAATTGATCAAAATACTGGTGAATATAATTTAAAATACAATATGGAATCAATTACAGAAGATTATTATTTACCTGTTCGTGGTGGAGATAGTGGTACAGAAATTGACACTCTTCCTGGTTTAGGTAATGATGGTGCTATTGATGATGTAGAATATTTAAGAAACAAAATGATGGCAGCTCTTAAAGTTCCAAAAGCATTTCTTGGATATGAAGAACAAGTTGGTTCAAAAGCTACACTTGCTGCTGAAGATGTTAGATTCGCTAGAACGATTGAAAGATTACAAAAAATTGTATGTGCTGAATTGGAAAAGATTGCAATTGTTCATTTATACACACAAGGATTTGAAGATGCAGAATTGATTAATTTTGAGTTAGAATTAACAAATCCATCAATGATACATCAACAAGAAAAACTTGAATTGTTAACTCAACAAACTGAAATTGCAAATAGCTTATTGGAAAACAAATTATTATCTCGTGAATGGATATATGATAATATATTTGATTTAAATGAACAAGATAAGAAAACTATATTTGATGGTATTGTTGAAGATAGAAAACAAGTATTTAGATTTGAACAGATTGAAACTGAAGGTAATGACCCAGTAGAAAGTGGCGAAGCTGTTAATGGTGATGAAGATGATTTCGATATGGCCAGACGAGGTGATTGGGGTGGTGATAGACGAAGTGGAACTGGTGAAAAAGAATATGGTAACGAATATGATATCGATGATTTAAGAGATGCTACAAAACATAAAAAAGAACGATGGGGTAAACGAGAGTTCAAGGGTGGTTCACCATTGTATGTTGGTAAAGGTGGAACGATTGTTGCACGAGAAGGACTACTAAATCAGTTAAAAGATAAGTTCGGAAAAGATTTAGAAAAACAAAGTATTTTAAATGAAGAAAATATTTTAAATGATGAAGAATAATTTAAGTTATTTAATAAAAAGTTTATATTTATATATGAATAATTACATATATAGTATCCAAAAACAATGGAGACTCAAACATGCGTAAAGTAAAGCACAACAAAATCCGCAATACTGGATTATTGTTTGAATTTTTACTCAGACAGATTACATCTGATGTATTGAATAAGAGCAATGGTCATGCGGTATCAATCGTTAAAGAGAAATTTAACGAAAACACGGAATTGGGTAAAGAACTCGCTCTGTATAACATTTTAATTACGAAGAAATTTAAGTCAGATAGTAAAGCTGATTATTTTATTAACGAGGTAATGAAAGCTAGACAAGATTTAAATAATTCAAGATTACGAAGAGAAAGATATAATCTTATAAAAGAGATTCAATCTAATTATGATTTACAAAAGTTTATGTCTTCTAAAGTTCCGAACTATAAAACTTATGCATCTATATTTACATTATTCGAATATAATAATTCTTTATCCCCAGACCAAAAAACAGAATCATTTTTTAATATTGTTGAGCATGTTACAACAAATGATAAAAGTATTAAGTTATCAGAAACTGTTAAAAAGTTACCGGATGATAAAGATTTAAGAATCCTTACTTACAAAACTCTTTTAGAGAAATTTAATCAAAAATATACAAAATTAAGTGGTACTCAAAAAAAATTACTTAGAGAGTATATCAATAATATATCTAATACTAATTCATTAAAAGATACTTTAAAAGAAATAGTAACGGAATTAAAAAAAGATTTAAAAACACATTCTAAAAATTTAAAAGATAAAGTTGTAAAAATCAAAATGACTGAAGCTATAAAATCTATTGATAAATTCTGTGGAATTGATGATAAATCAGATGTAGTTAAAGATGTATATGTTACTCAGACAATGAGATATTTAGAACTTATAAAAGAATTGAAAAAAAGTGGAAATAAAGACAAGAAAGTTATTTAAAGAGTTAGTTAAAAAACTAACACTTGAGCTTCTAGACGAAGAAAGTTTAGAAGAAATGACTTCTACCGGCAATGTAGCTGGATATTCAACACCAAAAGCTTTTTCAAAGAAAAAGAAAAAGAAAAAATCAGGATATGATGGTGGACATAAGAAACCAGATGTTTTTGAATTTGATGTTGTAAGTGAAGCTATTGATGAAAAAGATTTTAAAGTAATAACTAAATTAATTAGAAATGTCGTTGGAGACATATTACGAGATATATGGCTTAAACGAAATGCATGGAAATAGGAGTTTTTAAATGCCGAAAATAATAGATGGTGATAATCAAATTTTAACATCAGGATATGGTACGGGTTTAACACCTAACCAACAAGAAGCAGTGTCTTGGCCACTTGACCCAATGGTTGGTACAAATGAAACGGTTGCAGCAGGTAATGGTTCTGGGTCACCAACTGTATTAAGTGTAAGTAAATTAATATCTTTCGTAACCACTGCTACTAATTCATCGCATGTATCACTTGCAGATGGGACGATAGTAGGTCAAGTTAAAAAAATTATACATAAAACAAGAAGTAACAGTACTGATTTAGTAATTACACCAGCTAATTTTGCAGCTGGTTCAACAATGACATCAAATTTAGGTGGACGAGGAATTGAATTAATTTGGGATGGTGCAAATTGGCAGGTTCTTGGTGATGTTGCAGAATTTGTAATAGGATAGGAGATAATTAAATGTCAAAACAAGTAATAGTAGATTATATACCATTTGAGGTTTCTCCTCAACAAATCAATGAATCTATTAAAAACAATGGTAGATTAATTGTAAACGGAGTACTTCAAAGAGCAGAAGCCAAAAATCAAAATGGTAGAGTATATCCAAAAGATACTCTTGTAAGAGAAGCAAAAAAATATGCACAAGTTCAAATAGCTGAACGAAGAGCTCTTGGTGAGTTAGATCATCCAGATTCTTCTGTTGTTAATCTCAACAATGTATCACATAATATATTGGAAATGCATTGGAAAGGTGATGATTTAGTTGGAACGGTTGAAGTTCTTGGAACACCCGCCGGAAACATATTAAAAGAATTATTTAAAAGTGGAATAAAACTTGGTATCTCATCAAGAGGACTTGGTTCAGTAAAAGAAATTCACGAAGAGGAAGGTGATACTGTAGAAGTTCAACCTGATTTTGAATTAATTGCTTTTGATTTCGTATCAAATCCATCTACACACGGAGCATTCCTATCACCAACAAATGAAGGAAAATTAAACGAAGGTGTTGGAACAAGAGATGGAGTGTGTTGTCACGATTGTAAAATTGAAAACATAATCAACGATATATTCAGAGGAGAGTAAAATGGATTATAAATCTTTAATGGGATATGGTGATAAAAAGAAAGTTACCAAAAAAGAATCAAAACCTAAAGTTAATGAAGTTTTAAATTCTATAAAAGAAGAATTTGGATATAAAGAAGATATTAAAGAAATTGGTGCAGCTCCTCAATATAAAAAATTCGTAAAATCAATTGACAAAGAAAGAGATAAAGTTGGAAGAGAAACTTTAAAATTTGTTGATTTGTTAAGAAAAAAAGGATTAACTGATGCAGCTGATGACTTGTTAGATAGTTACAAAAACAATGTAATTAAATTTGGTTTAGAAGTTAAAAAAATTATAAAAAAACTACTTTAATGCCGTTCAAATCCGAAAAACAAAGGAAATGGATGTGGGCAAATGACCCTGAAATGGCCAAAAAATGGGAAAAAAAAGAAAAAAAAATGAAAAAAGAACAAAGAGTTAAAGAATTGATTAAGAAAATGGTTCGTGAAGAATTGGCTGAACTTGACGAAGCTAAAAAAAGAGATTATAAAGAAGAATACAAGAAATATGGTTCATCTAAAAAGGCAAAGAAATACAGAGCTGAATTAAATGCTTACAATAGAAAAAAAGGAACTTATGGTAATGGTGATGGTAAAGATGCATCACATAAGGGAGGAAAAATTGTGGGATTTGAAGCAGAATCAAAAAATAGAGGAAGAGCTGAAAAGAGTAGATTGAAGAAAGAAGAAAAACTTTCAGAAAAAGTTAAATATAAAAAAGACAAAAAGATTGGTGGTAAATGGTATACTAAACAAGGAACTCATAAACATCAAATGAAAGCTAATATTATTGCTAAAAGAGAATTTGGTAGATACTATGATACCAAAGTAGTAAAAGAAAAAGGTGGATATACCATATATGTTAAACCTTTGAAAGAAGGAAAACTTTCAGAAGCTATCGGTAAAGGAATGAAATGGGAAGATTTAAAATCTGGAACATCAATAGAATTTACAGGTGGTACAACATATGTCGTAACTAAAATTGATAAAAATAAACTTCAAATGAGTTTAAAAAGACGAGGAAAAACAGGTGGTGGTTTATTTGCTCCAAAGGCTAAGTTAGATAAATCACAATTTGAAAGTCAAGTTAAAGTAGGGTTGATTAAATATTTAACAAATACCAATCCGAGAATTAAAGAAGGAAAACTTAAAGAAGGAAAAGGTGTAGATAAAGTTTTAAGTATGGCAAATGATAATAGTTTCGGAAAACTTGCTGGTAAAACTGTA